AAAGTAACCGCCAGCTGCAATAGAGACTGGTTCGTCAGCGAGAGGAGGTACTGGTGATTGACCTTTCTTCTCAGCTTTGCGGTTTATTTGGAAGCCAAATAATTGACCCATTACTAATTAAACCAATGTTTCCTACTCTTATTTATAGGATAGGAATTCCGCTATCTCCAGAAGTAGTGTCGCTGTCATCTCCAACTGTCCAATAAGAATACTGGAATTCAACTGAAAATTCTTCAATCTGATCATTGCTATCGTAAGCAAGGTCAATAGCAGATGTGCTTATTGGGAATGCATACCATAACTTATAAGATCTTAATTCATCTCCTGCAACAGAATTATCTTTTTCTAGTTGCCTTACTACAACAGTACGTCCATAAGATGTAGGATCTATAATGTTAGCAGTGTTTGCTTTATGTGAATTGATTTGCTGTAACCATGACTCAAAGTATGAACGTGACTTCATCTCTTTATCATTGATAAATGTAGCAGACCAGTTATCAAATGTTCTGTCACCAGCGATCTTAACTGTTCTTCCTCTGAAAGGAACTTCAATTACACCAATATTAGATGCAGGAAGTACAGCAGATTTGCACATATATGATACTAGTGTCTGATCAACATCTGCATCAGGGAACGAAATGTCCACCTGAAACATGTTGGGTCTAACACCCTGTTTTACTACTTGCAAAAAGCTTGATACGTTGCTTGTAATTGCCATTGTTTTAAATGTCCTCTTCTTTTATATATTTAACGAATTAGCGTCCAACGACTTCGCTGAACGAAACACCAGTCCTAGTAGCAGTAAATGTTACTGAAACATAGTTGATGGAACGAGCAGGTTTAATGAAGAGTTCCGCAACAAATTCATTGCGATCAATAACTGCTGGTGTATTGTTTGATTCATCACAAACAACCATAAAGTCAGTGATACCTTGCTGTGCAACGATATCATTTAGATATGCATTAACATTTGATAGGAATCCAGAACGAGTAACCTCGTCATTGATTTCAAACAGAACTGCTTTTCCAAGAGCACCAACTCTTTTCTCAATATTGAGGAAGAGACGGCGAACATTGATTCTATCAAATGCGGATGGAGAAGCAAGAGCAGTCTTATCACCAAATAGTACAGAACCTGTTCCAGGGAAACTTACTATTGGGTTAACTCTATTTTGATAAAGTTCATCTCTATCTGCTTTGTTAGGATTGTATGCTAACTTAACTACATTACGAACTCCACCACGGGATAGTCCAGCAGGTGAAATCCAATCTGCATTTGTTGTTGAAGCATTTACACATAGACCAGCAACGTCACCATTTGTGGCAACCCAACGATACTTATCGTTGAAGCGATCATACATGTACTTGTATCCACTATCAAGAACTGCAAAAGATGAAGATGAAATATTATTAAAGAAATTAATTGTATTGGTTCTTTGTTGAACAGATGTTAACGCAGATCCACCAGTACCAATTTGATTTCCTTTATGAGGAGAAACAAATGCTACAGCATCCTTTCTTCCAGCAGCAATAGCTACTGCTTTCTGTGCTTTAGAAATTGTATCTGATTCAGATCCCATTGATCCGCCCATAAGAACGAAATCAACTACTGTTTCTTCTGTGTCTTGGAATAAATCGTAACCACCATTAACTTCGCCAGCAGTGTAAGCATAGTCATCTGTACCACCACTTAGAGATTCTAAATGATCTGCAAGAAGAACGAACTTATCACCACTTGCTAAAGTAGTTGATGCAACACCAATTGTCTTACCACTACCAGCACTTACTGGTTCAATAGTATTTCCAAAAGAAGCACCGTGGAAGATATATTGAGATTCGTTATTAACAATATCCTTATAGTAGAGTGAACCACCTTCAGGACTCTTACCATCAGATAACTTAGAAAGATATGTAAATCTTTCTAACACTGTATTAGCAGCACCAGAAACATCTCCAGTTGTATCAATAACTGCAACATGAAGTTCATCGTATGAGATACCACGTGAAGAAGCAAACTCAGATGTACCAGGACGAGGACCGATTGCAGCAAGTTTTAAACCTGTTGAACCAATAGATGTATTTGTATACCAATCTTTTACAGAAGTAATAGCAATATTATCATTACTTACTGTATTAATTGTAACTGTTAGAGGATCTGTAGCACCTGTACCTAAATCAGCAGCAGCAACAGTTACAGTCTCATTAGCAACATATCCTGTACCACCTTGATTAGGTGTTACTGATGTTACGTTACCACCAACATCAATACTAATATTAAGAGTTAATCCAGTACCAGAACCACCATCAGCTGTTTTATTTGTGTGGTTACCATTCTGAGATGCAACACCGTTTGGATAAGCAGCAGGAGTAACAGCACTAACAACACCATCACCAGGCTCATCAAAGATGTCTGTTGTATTAACTAGAGAAGTTGGGTTATCTAAAATAACTGCCAACTCATTTGTTTCAGCAGTCCAAGAATAAATTCTTCCTTGCTTACCACTTGTAGTAGTAAAAGAAGTATTTAATGCAGTTGCAGCTGGAGCAGAAGCAAGTGTAAGAATTTGATCAGCACCACGGTCTACAGCAACTGCTGTTACTGAATTACCCCATGTACCAGCAGATCTTGCAGCAACGACCTTTGCGTTACCAACTCCAGAGATCCAATCAGTATCGTTTTTAATCAATACGCCACCACCATTAGCAGCATTTTGTACTCCTGTTTCAGCTCTTACAACTGCCAGGCGACCACCATAACCTAAAAATTCTGATGCTACCAACCAGTCTTCTGCGTTAGCATCAGATGGAGTACCAAATACGCTAATGAAAGATTTCTGATCAGAGATGTTTACAATTTCACCGATTGGTCCCTTTTGGAAAGATGAACTGATAGCAGCAGTAAGAGCTGAAGCTCCCACAATAGTACCAGTTGTTAGATCACGTTCCCTTAAGATTACCCCAGGCGAGACTTGACTTGCCATGTTTTGCTCCTCTCTAGATGTT